TGATCCCAGTAATCAGATTCTGTCCGGCCTGCGTTTGACCTGAGCCTTTACCGGCCATGTCGAACAGGACGCCCGCTTGGTCTGTCATTGCGACCGTCGCTAAGCGTCTGACTCCGGTGTCGTTTCTGGACTTGCGAGCAACCTTTGCTCTGACACCGGCTCGCACACGGTTTGAGTCCCAGTTGATTCGGCCACGTCCCATACCGGACACCGGAGGCGTCGTCGGAATGAAACCGCGCGCACCCTGAACCATCGGACCTAACGCCGACTTGATCTGACCGAGCGCCCTGGTGTGAAGCGTTTCGTCAATCGTGCGGAGTTCTTTCAGGATCTCGGTGGTGCCCTCGAGCTCGACGTTCAGAAACAGGGTCATCGTCGGTTCCGTTTGTTCAGGACCTCAACGATGGTTATTAGCATCTGTCCGTCTTTCTGAAGTTCGGCCGGTGCGATACCGGTCGCTACTGCTACTTCTGCAATCAACCGGCCTACTGAGCCGGACTCGTAGGGACCCCGTCGTCGTCAGCGACTGTGGTGACCGTTTCGACAACGGCGGCCCACACCTCGAACGGCGCGCACGTCGTGCCTTGGGCTTTGATTGCTTCCCAACACAAGTACAGGAGGTCCTCGATGCCGAGGCCGTCCTCGGAGATCCTGCTCACCTTCGTCTTGTATCGGCGTTCCCATTGCATGACTGCGAACGGGTTCGTAGTCACTTCGGTGGTTTGTCCTTCGATCGTGTACGCGATCTTGAGTTGCATGTCGGGGCCTTTCGGTTAGGCGACGGTGATGTTGCCGTCCACTTGAAAACTGTAACTTTGGCTTAGGGCCTCTATCGCCGCTCCGCCGATCTGAGCGAACGTCGGAATGATGTTGCCGGTGATCGTTTTGGCGGTGCCTGCGGTGACCACCAACGAGAACGCAATGGCGGTACCGGTGGCTGCGGCGTCGTACAAGTTCTTCGAGATGCCTGTCGTGGTGGCCCAGTCTTGGAAACCTTCCACATCGAGCGACCAGGTGACCGCACCCTGCTTCGCAGCTGAACCCGTCAACGTGATGTACTGGTTCACTTCCTGCGTCGGTGTCAAGGTCGCGGAACTGATCTGCGCGCTGTACGCCACGGCGTTGATCGACAGAGTGAGGTTGCGGCCGGTATAAACATTCGTTGCCATTGGTTCTCCTTAGGTGAGGGTGATGTCGCCGGTAACAGGGAATGAGTAGGTCTGCTCGAGGGCGGCAGTCGCGTCTCCGCCGATGTTGGCGAAAATCGGAATGATCGAACCGGCCACCGTTTTGGTTGTGCCTGCGGCAATCGTGAACGAGAACGCAATCGCTGTACCGGCGGCAGCTGCCGTGTAGAGGGCCATTGAGAAACCGGGGGAGACAGGGGTCAACCAGTCGGCGAAACCAGTCACATCGAGAGACCAGGTGACAGCACCCTGCTTCGCAGCTGACCCGGACAACGTGATGTACTGGTTCGCTTCTTGCGTTGGTGTGAGGGTCACGGAACTGATCTGAGCCGAGTACGAGATCGTTGCAATGGTGAGCGTCAGGTTTCGGCCGGTATAGATGTTCGTTGCCATTAGTTGTCCTTTCGATACCCGACGGTGCACCGCAGGGTGTAGGCGGGCATGTCTTGTCCGCCGATGGAGTACAGGCCGGGGTCACCGGTGATCGTTGATGCCGGAGTGCAGGCGTCCATGACTTCATCGACGAGGGCGAGGAGTGAGGCCATTGCGTCAGCGTTACCGGGTGGCGGTGCTAGGAGCACGACGGGGATAACGAGCTCGACGGCGTACGCAGACAGGGACCGGATCGTCGGTGAGTCCACGAACGTGCATGGAGGGCGCACGTTCCGAGGGTCCGTTGTGACGGTGATGAGGGCCGCCTCGAGGGTGGCAACGAACTCGGCGACGGAGTCAGCGACGAGGCCCATTACCAGACCTTCGGTTTGTTCAGGCCGAGGAGTTGCATGACTCGCATGTTTGTGCCGATGGGGGCCACGGGGGCCATGTCGGAGAACGAGGCAAACGAATCAACCGAGCCACGTTCCCGGTATAGGGCGGCCCCGTACAGGACGGTGCCAAGCAGAACATCCGTTGACGGAATGGTGTCCGCCCAGTCGTCGTAACCGGCGGCTCGACGGCGGCGGTACGACCAGTCGTTAGCGGACTGGGTGCATTGTGTGAGGTAGTCGGCGTCAAGCTGCGAGGCCGGTGAGATCCCGAGGAACCCTTCAATGTCAGCGTCGGTTACCCAAGTACAGATCGGGGTCACCCGGCCGTCAACGTCAGCGCTGATGATGTTGATGTTCACCAGGGCGTAGGTGACGGTGTACGTCGTTACGTCGCCGACGGTGGTGGTGATGGCCCCGGTGAGGATCACTTCGCCGTCGTAGGGGGCACCGACGCCCTGTACGGCGACGGTGTAACCGGCCCGCAATCCGAGGAGGGTCGCCACAGTCAAGGTCGCTACGTTCGTGGTTAGCGAACATTCGGTGACTGTGACAAAGTCCATTTGGTGCGGGCCGGTTCAGGGTCAGAGGAGGTAGAGGACGTAACTCGAGGTGGCGGTGGCAAGCGGCGACAGTACGCAAGCGCCCACGTAGCCCCAAAGCCCGATGGTTGCCGAGGCGGTGGCCGGGTTCTCCACCCGGATACCACCAGTGCGGGAGCGGTCCTCGTACACCTCAATCGCGGGGCCGTACACCAGCATCGCCTGGTCGCCTGCGCCGAGGTCGTTGGTGACGACAAGGTTGAGGCCGAGCGGCGAGATCCCGAAGTTGGCGACACCGACAGACGTGCCGGCTGCGTTGATCGGTCCGAGGTACGGGAAGATCCGGTTTCCACCGGCGTCCTTGGCCTGCCCGAACTTCGCCCAAACGGACGTCGACACCATGAGGTGAGTCGGCAGGACGCCGGTGGTGTCGCGCATCTGGGCGGCACCGTCGTACAGCCCGGCGATCACGTCATCACCGTCGGTCGCGTCGGCGATTTGAGTCGTGGCGGCGTCGCTTGCACCACCGATCAGATTGCCCACGTAGGTCTCGGTCTGGATCGAGTACTGGCGGACCATGTCGTTGATGATCTGCTGCACCAAGGCCGGATCAGACCAGTCACCGGACTGGGCAGAAACGTTGAGGTAGCCGCCGAACGTCTTCTTGTCGACCTGAATCCGGGACACGATGAACTGCTGCGATGCAAGCGAATCGAACTCAGCGACCTGCTGAGCGACAGCGGTGGTCTGCTGGATGTAGCGGCGGAAGAAGGTTTCGCCGCCCTGCGGGAGAGCGCGGGTACCGACTGCGTCGATGATCGGACGGCCCGAGAAGTAGGACTGCCACACGTCGCCCATAAGCGGCTCGGGCAGCAAACCGGGAACGTTTGCCAGTTCGTTGTCAGCGGCGAGAACCGACTTGTTGCCGGTGAGCATCGCAACGACGTACTCGGATGCGCTGACGCGCGGCTTGGTGAGGGCACCACCGATGAAGATCGGTGCAGTCTGGATAGGGGCAGTTGCCTCGATGATCTCGGGCATGGGGTCCTCCTCTGAGGTTTCTGTGTTGGTTTCGGTTTCGGTTTCGGGGTCGCCTTCTTCGGCGGCCACCTGGGTGATGCGCGCTCCTACGAACGCTGGGAACGCGACAAGCGAAAGTTCGCGCCAGTCGGCTTCCTCCACGACAAGAGTGTCTTTCTGGTAATGGAACTTGGTGGCGTTCAGTCCGACACTGACGCCGTCGTAGACGCCGTCAAGCGCTAGGACGAGCGCTTCGTTACCGGCCGTTGTTGCGGACACTCGGGCGGAGAACAGCATTGCGTCGGCGGTGTCTACGCGTTCGGTGACCATCCCAACTGGCAGGGCCGAGTCGTGATTCATCAGCAGCTTCGGTGCAGGCCCATCGGTAGGGAGCGCACCAGGGAGAATGATGACCGAACCGGTCGAGGCGTTCGCTTCCACGTTGTACGGAACGGCGACACCCTGAATCGTTCGTGACGGGGTGCCATCCTCGGCGGCGGCAAGCAACTGAATCGGTTGCACCATGTCAACTCTCATACGATCTCAACTCCATTCCTCAACGGCTCAGCAATCGGATCGCCCGCATCGGAACCGGTGCTGAGCGGGTTGGCGTCCAACCAGTACGTCCGGTCCAAACGGATCATTCGACCGCGTGGGGTCACCTGGTCAGATGAAAGGGTCTGCTCGATCACCTCGAGGTACGGAAGCGCACCGAACTGGACGAGGTCGGCGGATGCCTGCTGCGCGTTCTGGTACGTCATGCCGGTGCCTGCGTCGGCGTTGATCAGATAGGCCGGAACCGACATGAAACGGGCGACCTCGACGGCCTGGTGACGGCGGGCCTCAACGAGCTGCAACCGGCTGGGGTCCATTGAGGACTCCTCCCAGACGACGTATTCGTTGAGTGCCGCGATCGTGTTTGTGTCCCGGGCAAGCGCCCAACCTTCAGCGAGCTCGGTGAGTTCGGTCGCTGACAACGGTTCGCCGCCAACTTGGCGTAACCATCCGAAGGCAATCGGGCTGGAGGCGAACCGTTGGGCGGCGAGATCCAAACGTTCGTTTGTGACAATCGCTCGGGCGCCGCACCGGATCGCGGCCTCGGTTGTCGCCCAGAAACAGACCACGTCGCGGATCGGAAGGTCGGTGCCCTGAAATCGGATTGCTTCAATCTGGGTTACGGGCGCGTTCCCTGCGAACATTGAGGCTTGCACGTTGACGTACTCGGAAGGCAACCATTGAAACGAAGCCGGAAACCCGGTCGCCGTCCTCGAGGTCACCAGAGCAAACGCTCGTCCGTGGAAGATGAGGTCGTCACAGATCCACGCCAACCAATGCGAGCGGGTCGTGCGCGGGTCCGGGCGGATCATCCACGGTTCCGGCGCTAACGGGATCTCCTCGAGATGCTCGCCGTTCCATTGGGTACCGAACTGTCGGATCGGACACGACGAAACCAGCGACACCAGTAGGTCGCGTGAGCGGGCCACGGCCGGGATAGACATGGCGCGCTCGCGACCGGCCCCGACGGCAGACGCGAGCGCGCTCAATCCGCCGCTCGAAACAGTTGCCTGGACACATGCCGACGCCGCAACGGCCGGGGGTGCAGGTTTGCCGAACAGGCGCATACCTGAAGTGTGAGACAGCGGCGCGGACATTGCGCCCCGATGTCGGAGATAGAAACCTAGCGACTTACCCCTATTTGGGGTTTGGTTCGTTGCCGTGGTTTCGCTGCAAGCGACGCCGCGAACACAACCAGGCGGGCCATTTCGATTGGGCCTGGTGACTTCTGCGAGCTCAGCGTTGGACCGGTTGAGATGTTCACGGCTACTGCGCGGGCCATCTGTTCCTTCAACGGGAGATCCTCACCGTGAGTCAGACGGCCCTCGGTAATCATCGACTTGGTCAGCGCACACCACTTCCCGATCTCCATTTGGCCGACGATGGTGGAGCGCCGCAACATCGCCGGGGGAGTGTGGATTTGTAAACCGGGGGTGATTGCGAGGAGGCAAGCCGGGTTAGCGGTCATCACTTCGAGGACGGCGGCCCACATGTCGGCCATGTTCGACATCACGAACGCTGTACGGACGTGGACTCCGGCCATTGTGATGTGAGCGGCGACGCCGCAGTAGCGGGTGGCATCGACCGATGTGTCGATTGCGAGGACGGCTACGGGTTCTGTAGGTGCCGTCGTGACGGTGGCCTGGTCCCAGATGCCGTGCTCTAACCATGCTTTGTCCGTCGCTACCCACATGTTGAGCGAGGCCCGTAGGAACGCCGCCCTGTTCGGTGAAGCGAACTCAGCCCGTAGCACCTCGAGGTCCAACGTGTGCCCGATAGCCGGGTTCGCCAGATGCCAGAGTGACGGGTCGGCCGGGTCAGCGTCAGCCGGTACCGACCATTCGGCCATGTACAACGGGCTAGGACTGCCGGCTGCGATGGCACGTAACCCCTGCTCCCGATACCTGAGGAGCAGTTCGGACGCCTCAGTACCGGCCGTGGACCACATGGTGCACAACGGGTTACGCCTAGCACGTTGAGCCGGAATCAAACCTTGGTCGATGACGTCAGCGTTCACATCCCATGTTTCGTCGGCGCATACGAGGTCGGGGGACCGGCCGTGGCCCGCAGAACCAGTCGCAGCACGAACCAACCATTGCGACCCGTCCGGCATCGTCAACTCGTTACGCCCAAACGACCACTTCGGGACACCCCCAAGGGTCTCCAACCGTGGTGCCAACTGCTGAAACAGGCTGACGGCGAGGTCGAGGGTGTGCGCCGTGGAGATCACCAGCTGCGGACCGCCACGAAGTTTCGGTGCCCGCACCAGCCACCACAGAATGAGGGCCGCCTGCGCGGTGGACTTGCCGTTCTGCCTTGCGACTTGCACGGTACTGATCCGGTGTAACGGCATTCCCGGCACATCGCATCCGGTGATGCCTGACAGGACGTGAACTTGCCACGGCATGAGCGTCATCCCGGTCACCTGGTGCCACAACGCCGCAATGTCAGCGCCGTGGTCTATTTCCCCCCGTCTCAATGTTTCCAACCTTGGAGCAATCAGCGTCGATTCGACAGGATTTGCCACCTTTTTGGCGCGTTTCGGCTTGGTTTGGGCCGTTTCGGGGAGATACGCAGATGCT